GCTTGTCCAGAACAAACTGGTATGCCATTGCCTGAATAATTGGTGATGGCTGGTTAATCTCATCAAGGTTGATGAGGAACTTAGCCTTGGGGTCAGTCGGCAAGTTTTGGTCACGAAGCCACCTGACAAAGCCACCTTCTACATCTGGGACGGGAATGCCCTTAAGGTCAGACGGGTCAGTGATTGACAGGCGTATGTCGATGAAGCCATCGAAGCCCATATCATTGGCAAGTTGCCGAAGCATATCTGACTTACCAATACCAGACGCACCCCAAGTCATCAGGGGTTCACCAGCCTTGATACAGATTTTTGCAAAGTCCTTCCATTCAGAAGGGATAACGGTTGAGATATTCATATCGGTGTTCTGCATAACATCCTCATTTCTACTGATTGTCGAAAGGTAAGCCTAATATCTGCTGTTGTCAACAGATATTAGACTGGGGTTAGTCACGAAGTGACGAAGGGGATAATGGTCGCAACTGCTGACGCCTTCTTGGCTTGTTGGACGCCAGCCATTACCATATCAGGGAAGGTATCAAGACGCATAACCACGCGCTTGAAGGATTCCCATTGCAGGGGCGTCACCCCCTGACCATTACATATCCGGCGGTGTTCATCCCATGCGCGTTTGCGTCTGGTGAACCATGCGGTGTCGTTTTGTGTCATCATCCTGATGCACTCCTCTATATCAAGTTGTTCATCCATTATGCCGCCATGCCATAGCCGGACATCTGGTTGAGGATGTCATCGGCCTGTTGTGCGGCAGTCTTGCGAAGGTGGTCATTCTCACGCAACTGACCAACATCGAGGCTTGCCAGTTTCTCGCGCACCTCTTGGCAGTAGTTGTTGAGGTCAGCATCACCCGTCAGGTTGAGGCGAGGCAGGACATCACAGATGTCGCGGATATTCTGGACGATGGTGTCCTTGAATGTTCCAATAGCCTTGGACTCGTCAGTCTTGGGTTGATAACGATGCATGGCACTGGAGAACTCCGCGACACGCTTGGTCAGGCGTCCCCATAAATCGTGCATTGCCTCGTCAATGCGTGACTGCATCTGCGCTTCGGCATTCTCAATCAACTGCTTTTCCAGTTCTTCTGAGCCGAACATATTGTCGAAGGTGTTACCATCGGCAAGCGGTTCATATGCCACGGTGAAATTGAACTTGCCCCTGATTTCCTCGACAGTTGGGTAATCATCGGCACTGAACATATCGCCAAGGCGTAATTGCTGGGCATCTCGCGCAGTCTCATACTTACCAAGGAACTCAGCCACCATCTGGTCGAACATGGCTTTGTAGTTGCCAATGACTTCGGCGTGTTGGTCGAAGTTTTTGACGGGCAACAAGTCCTGCCCCTCAAGAAAGCGCAGGGTCTGGGCTTTGTTCACATTACGCGCCTTGCCGACAACCTTGCTGATGTCTTTCAGCAGGGCATTGCCAGCGAACAGTTTTTTGACATACCGTCCGGCATTGCCTTCAGCGCGTTTGTTGTCAGCCACCTCATCTGAGACGGTGCGGTCAATTTTCTCGCCGCCCCACTGGCTGATGTTAAGACGAACGATAACTGCGGATTTTTGAATGTTTGTAGTCATGGTCTGCATTTCTCCTACTGGATTGAATATTGACTAGTCTATCTCTATTCCTGAGATAGTCAAGCCACAGAGTGGCGAGGCTAAACCCCGCTATTGTTCACCATCTCTAGAATGGCATCGTCAATATACTGATAAAGGACATCATCATTATCCTTCAGCATATTCAGAATGACACCAGCATCCGCATCGGACACGGTGTCGATTTTGCTGAGAAGGCAACGCACCCACTCATTATCAATGGTGATGGTTATTGGTTCATTTTTGAAATTAGGCATTTGCTATCACTCCATGAATAATTGAAGACGCGCACTTTCTCGCGTTTGCGATAGCGAAGTGGTTGTCTAGGTTAAAGCGGCGATATGCTTTCTTTCGGAAATCATATGCCGTCACGATGTTGTCGGGGTCTCTTGCCTCACGCTTGAGGACGCCCCAGAAGTCACGCCCACCATCTTTTGTGATGAAGTGTGCTTTGACTATCTGACCCTTGAAGGTGGTCAGCACCTTTTCTTTTTTGTTCATGTTTTACCTCATGACTGTTTCAAAGCGGTGGATTGTCCACCGTGTGAAGACTTGGCAGGGAGATGACCAAGCCTTCACAAGGTGGCAGGGTCATTGTTAACCCTGCCGCCTGAAACTGTTTTTCCCCAGTGACTGCCCCGTCTGACTCGCTCCGGCGTATCAGATTGGCTGGTCACTGGCTGATGTTGTTGGCCTTGTCGGCGACAACTTGGTGCAATAGGGCGGTCAGCACCGCCCAGCCCCGAAAGGCTAACCCGTGAGTGGGTCATTCTGTTGGTATGTGTCGGGGTATTACCCGTGCCGTGCAACGCAAACACATTTCTGAAAGGGGGTTATGCCCCTGACAGTCACCACTCGCCCTGCACCAGTTCGTGCTTTTTGTGGGGGTCTGCACTCCATAGCGTCCTGTTGATGGGGACGGCTCTTGCGATTTAGCAAGCATTTACCTGTCTCTTGTCCCTGCCCCGTGGCATGGCGGCTCTTGGTGGCCATTCCATTTGTCCATGCTGGGGTCTAACGCATCGGTGGCGGCATTTACCGTGTCCACTGGGTCTGTCGGTGGTGAAACCAACTAGCGAAAAAAGAATATTTACCATGAGAAAAAGCCACGCTTTTAAGAACGCCTGACCAGTTTGTGGAGTATCGGGGGACGGGAATGGAAAGCCGGAGCAATCCTTAGGCCAATCCGAAACCGACTGCCAACAGACCAGAGGGCGAACTAGTGAAGGCCGAAGCCTTGCGTGATACACGATGTCAAATAGCGTGGGGGCGAACCCCCGAAACCCAGACGCATCTGGGCTTGGGTCTAAAATATGTTCGACAATCTCAGAAATCAAGAGGGGCAAGTCAAAAAAAATTCGACAAGGGTCTCAAGCCCTGAAAGGGCGGGGAAAAGTCTGCACTGACACATAGGGGAATGATAAACTACAGGGGAGAGGATAGACCAATGGCAAGTAAGAAAAACACAACGGGTCACGGGCTGACGGTTAAGCAGGAAGCGTTCTGTCAGGCGTATGTCAAAGGGGACAGCAAAGGCAGTGCCAGCGAGGCATACCGCATTGCCTATGAGGCTGACGGCATGAAAGACAGCAGTATCAGGGTTGAGGCTTGTAGATTGCTGGATAACCCTAAGGTGACCCAGCGCATTGACGAGTTAAACGGGGATATAGTGGCACAGAACCGCTTGCAGGGGGTCTCTCTTCGCCAGCGAGTGCAGGACGGGCTGTTGGCTGAAGCAATGACCGCCGAAAGTCCTGCCGCCCGTGTGAGGGCTTGGGAACTCATCGGCAAACTGCAAGGCGTGGACGCATTCGGTGCGGATAAAGTGGAACAGACCACCACCGTGACCAGCAAACAGGCCGAAAGCGAACTGCAACAGGCCATCCTAGACGCACTGCAAGACGACAATGTGGTGCAACTGTTTGAAAAATAACGGTTTGCATCCCGTGTTGCACGGGACACGCCGCGCAAACGCGATTTCGCAATGAAAGGAACGCGCACACGCGCACGCGAGGGGGTGAACCTACTCACGCACCCACACATTCAGGCGACCCCCCACACCCCCCTGCACGCCCACGCACACGCACACACATATACATACGATTTCACACCCACAATCCCCACTTTCTCCCGGCATTCCCATACCTAATTCCTTGAAAACCTAGGAAAAGCCCCCAAGGAATCCTACCTACAGGGGGTAAATCTCAGAAAATCAGGAAGGAATCCTGCCATGCGTAATTGCTATTGCAATTTTTGGGGAACGACCCCTGCCCCATCTGAATAACATACAGGTTTCAGAGTTGACTATCTCTAGAATTGTCTATAGGGTGGAAGTTGCGAGTCAAGCATCGCAACGCTGGAGAGGGGGGTTATCCATAATCTTTCCTTCCACCCACTAGAGAAAGGGTAACCCCCCATGTCCAGACTAATCTGGGAGAACAGCGAAGGCGATATAGACTTTGACGAAGAACGGATGGCTGATTGGTTTGCGATGGCTATCGCTAACATCCAGCAATTCGAGATTGAAGAAGATGAAGCGGCTTGGATGCTGTTTCTGATGGGTGCAGAGACGGCGGTACGCGGAAACAGAGGGGACTCGCCCTATGCAGAGGGGGAAGCGTAATGCAGGACAGCAAAGAAGAAGTACCAACACCCAAAAAATCCAATGTGACGGTTGCGGCGGGTGGTTTCGCGCATGTGATAACGACTGGGTCGCACTCGCCTCAGGACAATACATCCACCACGGTGGACAGTGGCAAGATACATGCTACCAGTTGGTCAGGGAAAAGAACGCCAAACTACCAAAGCCACGAACAGTATATGACCCAGAGGCTGAGAGAAGAAGAAGAAGCAATCAGAGTGCGACAAAGCAAGATGTCGAGTTCTTCTTCTAAAGAGGACTTAGTCCACAAACCATCTCACTACAATCAGGCTGGCATTGAGTGCATCGAAGCCATCCGTGCCTCTCTTGGTGGAGAAGGCTTCAGAGATTACTGCCAAGGCAATGTCATGAAGTACCTGTGGCGTTACAAATATAAGAACGGCCTTCAGGATTTGGAGAAGTGCCAAGTGTATCTAGGCTGGCTGATAGAGAGTTACGAGGACTAATGCACTACAACACGGACTTTCGATACGATTTGAAGCGCGGTCAGCAAGCCGAGAAATGGCTGGGCGGTCTCTTAACTTGCGATACCATAGAAGTAAAGAGAGATTACATCGCCAGCAAGACCAAGCGTGTCTATGTCGAGTACGAGTGTAACGGCAAGCCCTCAGGAATAACCACAACAGAAGCGGACTACTGGGCGTTCATCACGGATGACTGCGTCATCATGATTCCCTCTGACCGTCTGAAGGAACTAGTAGAGGCCGCTGTAGAGAAGAAGCGTTACCGCAAGGGTGGCGATGGCAACCGTTCCCTTGGTGCTTTGATAGACCTGAGGGAACTAGTTGAGTTCAAAGAGTAACCATTGAGAAG